GCAGGCATGCCGTTGTATCCATAGCTGATAACAGTATCGTCTTTAACAATAACAGCACCGACATGAAGTCTACGTGCATGACTAAGTTCGGCACAGCGTTTAGCCCAGTCCATGTAAAGATCTATATATTTTTGTTTCATAGATGGCTTAATCTAATTAAGGTCGCCGCGAGGTTAATTTCTGGATCATTGACCAGTGTGTGATCAACAAGACCTTGCTTGATAATAAGAATAGCTTTTTCTTGGATCGGTTCGTCTCCAAAAATGGCAACGTTATCGTAGAGCCATCTAAAAATTTCTTCCATCTCCTCTGGGCGAGCCTGGCCGCACACGAGTTTACGTGCTTCTGAGATTTTGCCTTTCTTGAATAACTCAACCATTTCAAGTTTGTAGTCTGCTTCACCTGCGTCTCCTTTTTCTGGCATGTGCAATGATCCTTTAAGACTGTTCATTTGCACCATATTGATACATTTACGCAAATCTGGATAAGTTGCTTTAACAAAAGTATCTAATACATCTAAATTAAACTCTATGTTCTCTTCAACGAGAATAGTAGCAACACGAGCAGTAAATTCGTCAATGTCAACTCGTTCGATATGGAATCCTTGACAACGACTGTGGATAGCAGGGATAATCCTATTAGGATAGTTACAAGTAAGAATAAAACGAGCGGTCGTATGGTATTCCTCCATGACTCCACGAAGTGCAGCCTGTGCGTTAGGTGATAAGTAATCTGCTTCATCTAGTAATACTACCTTAAAGTCTCCAAATGGAATCATCTGTACAAAGTTTACAATCTTGTCTCGTACATCTTCAACAGAGTTAGTACGAGATGCGTTAATTTCTAATATATCTAAATCATTGATATCTAACTCGTTAAACAAGATTTTAGCCAGTGTAGTTTTACCTATACCTGCATTTCCGCTAAACAGTAAATGAGGGATACTTCCTTGTTTGACCCAGGTGCTTACTTGTTCTTTTTGATGATCGTCTCTAAACACATATCCATTAAGTTTGTTAGGACGGTATTTTTCTACCCATAGTTCTTTCATAATTTAGTTCCAAAGTGTTCGTTAACGCATTTAATAACTTCTTGCACTACACATTGTGCCTTATCTAAGTCGTATGTAGTGTATGTACATCTGTTGTAGGTTTTTCGATCATTCATAACACTAAAAATGTCTTTAATAATTAGCTCTGCAAATTTTGCGTGATCAAAATTACCATATGGCGGCTGGCTTTCTACTGCTAGTTCTTTAATTCGTTGGTTCATTTAAACAATCCTTTGATAGCGTTCCACAGATTTAAAAATCTCATTGAATGAGAATTAATGTAAGGCGGATGATTTGGGCATCGTCCTTGTTGGAAGTCACATAAGGGGCTATATTCTTTTCGACAAATATTACAGTTCATTGTTCTTTTCCTGCTATACGTTTACGTAGATCACTGCTAGAAAATCTATGATCTCGTTTATTAAAATAAAATTGAATTCCTCGTTTGCGGCAAATGTCTTTGCCTGTAAAATCTTTATCTCTATATTCTTCGCCTAGTATCCTAATATCTATATGATACATTTCTAATATATCTTCAAGATCTTTTTCGGTGCTATACGGAATAATTTCGTCAACATATTTGACGGCATTAAGTTGTGTATAACGTTCTACTACTGTTTGAATGGGACTATTTTTATTAGCACGGTCGATACTGGGATCAAATTGCAATCCGCATATTAGGTAATCGCATTGCTCTTTGGCTTCTCGTAACATGCTAACATGTCCAGCATGTAATAGATCAAAGGTTGAACAGGTGAATCCGACTTTCATCTGTATATTATACAGGTTAAAAAAGGGCTTTGTCAAGCCCTTTGGTATTTAAAATGCGTCTTCTTCCGGTGGTGGCGGAATATATCCATTGCCTAGTTCAGCAAATGGTGCTAGATTAGGAGCAACCCAGCCTACTGGCTTGAGTACTTTACCATCTTCACGTTTGCGAACCTTACCAGTTTCTCGGTCAATTTTTGCTAAATTAGTTGCCATAACTTCCTTCCAGCCACCTTCACCGTCAAATCCGCCACTATGGATTGCTCCAATAGTAACAACAACAAAGTCGAGTAGTGCATCTAATTGCTCTACACGGTCTTCCATTAACAGTGCCGCTTTGAGCTCTTTCCATTCTTCTTCCATAAGGTCTAAATATAATTTATATTGATCCTTATTAAGTTCGCCTACTGTTTGATCGCAGGCCCGCATAAATTTTGATTGGTCTCTAAACGGATTTGTCATAGTGGCTGTCCAAACATTGCATCATTCTCTGGTACCTCGTCTGATACCATTAGCATACAGTTAATATCAACTTTACGAATAATTTTTTCGCCTTCTTCGTCTTCTATTTTAATTCCACGAGTCCAACGACCGTGTTCCATTAAAATCCATTGTCCAACTTTGACATCTTTTTGTTCAGGCCCTACTGCATAGACTTTGGCCCATCTAGGATGTATTCCGTGAGTCTTTCCGTCATCACTTAGTAGAACAAGGCCGCCCCTACTTCTTTGTTCACCAAAATTCATATCAACTACAATTACACCGTCTCTAATCGGGGTAAGTGAAGAAATTTTCCAAGCATTAATGTTAATGCCAGTGTGTACTGGCATCATCTGTGACATTTGTGACATAAATCCTCTTATTTGCGTAATTCTGCACTGTCAGTATGATATTCGGTACTAGAATCTTCACGCTTGCGAACAACTCGACCGCCTGGTCCCAATTCATCGCCTCGCGCATTTAATCTAGCGTTACCTACTGCTAGTACAGTTTCATTTCTAATACGTAACTTGTCAAGATCAATTTCTTTGCCTTGCATAGTTCTGTAAGTTTTAGCTGGTGCTGGTTTCATTGCCATAGCAATCTCCTTTGTGTTATATATGTACTTATCTTAAAAATTCACGCCAGTCTAGATTATACTTAATAGGGTCAATTTTATGTACACCAATAAGATATAATACATAACTTGAAACGCTTGATCCTCGTCCGACACCCCATAATATATCATTTTTCCTACAAGTATCTACAAAATACTTTAACCAACGTAGTAAATCTAGCATGTTGCGTTCTCGAAATTCGCATAATTCATCAATTAATCGTTGATAACTTTCTTTAGGGCAAACATGCACTAAAAATCCTTCAATATCTAATTGTTTATACTCTTCTGGCATAAACCAGTTGCATTGATTTTTGTTATCAAACTCTTCTTTAGAAATTACTTCAAAAACATTAGCCTGTAAATCTATATACTTTTTTAATTGCTCAACTTCTTTGGAAGGTTCTGTTAGTGTAAAAAAAGGTATTTGATGCCCTTGATATAAAGCATCAAATAAATCTTTTTCGTTGAATATGGGATTGCCTAGATGATCAATGTTCATCTAGCTATTTTACTTGACATTAATTAATTTGTCAAGCTCAGGAGACTTATTTTGGTGTTGTTGCCAAATCTTTGATTGCCTATGACGAAGTTCCTCTCTGTATAAATCTAAAAACAGACTTATCTGATTTTGAACAGCAGGATTTCGACTTTGCCAGTATTTCTTACTTAGTTCTTGAATTCGAGTGTCAATCTCGCTATCTTTAAGTTTGCTAAAATCTTCTGCTAATGGATGTATCATGGTGTTGTATCAAAGTCCCCAACCAATCTAATAAAAACTTTGTTCCCGCCGTCTACACTCCATACAGAAAAAATAGAACGTATGTCAGCGTTAGCACTAAGATTATACGGTAGTGTTAACGAAGGATGGCGAACAATTGTTCCGCTGGTAGTAGCAAATGTTAAGGTTCTTGCAGTCCCATCGCTTTTACAATCAACGTAAAATTGAGCATATTTGTCAGCAGCAGGCCACTGACTAAAAGTCAATGTGAGGTTTGTATTAATAGTGTATGTAAAATATTGGCCTTGTCTTAAGTCAATATTCTCATTAGTATTAGTAGTACCATTATTTAAAACAGAACCGTATACTTGACGTAGTTCGGCGTTTTCAATAACTTGACCATTAAAATCATTGTTTTCGTCTAATTTTGGTGTTCTAGTATTTAGGCCTGTAAGAGCACTAACCATGTTAGTCATACCAGTTTTTATGTTGTCAAAATTATCTCTAAAACCTTGACTGTTGTTATCTCTACCTGCAATAGGAAACGTGGGGTCAATTTGGGTTGCCGCAGTAGTTGCCGCAGATATGTCTGTTGAAATTGTCATGTTATACTTGTCCTATCATTCTCAAATACGATATATTTATCGTTGCTATTACCGGTGACAGAATCTATTATGTAGCGATCAATTACATAGTCGATTTGTCTAAAATCAAAATTTCTATTTTTGATATTTAAAAGAATATCATCACCTCGTCCAGGTTTACAGTAACATAACGGTATTGCAGGAACCCAGTCAATTTCATTAAATGTTCCGTCTTGTATAGTACGCATCCATAAAGGTAAGTAATCGCGATCTCGTAAACCAATAGCTTTAATACGCTCTCGCCATAATCGTACACTTACAGGAAAACGCCTTTGGGTATAAGGATCGTCTGCAAATACATTGTTAGAATCTGCTGAGACAGCAAATGGATCTGCTGGATCCCAGTAGTACGTATCTTGATTAAATGGCCCGTTATAATACTGATTATTTTGATCAACGGTTATAGCTTTTTTGTGACTAGATCCAAATATTTGTAACGGTAGTTTTGTTTTGCCTTTTTCTAATTGATCTACTACATCCAAATAGATCACTTCGTAGACTACTGTATTAGTTCCTCTAATTTTAGCTTGAGCTTTTTTAACTTCACCAAAAGAGAACTTTTTTGGTTTATGATTTCTGCCTATAGCACTAACTACTTTTGCAGCATTTACAGTTTCAATGCCTGCATACACTAACATTTTTAAATCTTGCTGTATACCAAAATTTGGGTCACTTGGTCTATAGATAGCTGTAATATCAAACACATTACTATCTGTAATAAATGATCTAAAAAGTTCCCTTTGATTTTGTTTCAAGAACGGTCGAACATGTAAATTACTATACAATCGATCATTAGGGGTATCGATTCTTAAGGTAAATGTTCTGCTTATAGCACTATAGCTTAATATATCTCTAGCTTGTACAGTAAAAATAAATTCTCTATCAACGGAAGTTGTAGAATTATCTAAAACAAGATTTCCTTGATCAATTGTAGTTAACCCATCATTAGTTCCAGTTGAAAATTGTTTTACTTTACCGGTTATTTCTCCGTCTAAGTTTAATGTTAACCCCGGAGGTAATTCTCCAGAAGTTTTAACATACAATATAACAGAATCTTTAACAGTGGATGACGCTGATACAAATAAATTACTGATGTAATTAGCACCAATAGAACCTAAATTTTCTAAGCTATTCCATGACATTATGCTGTCAATTTCGCCTATAGTAGTTACAGAAAATGTGCGTTTGGAGTTAGCTGTTTCACCGCGATCGCCGTATCTTGTGGCAGTAATTGTAAAAGAGTAATCTAAGGTAATTGCAGGCTGATAAGGAACAACCCCAAATACTTCTCCAGTTCCGAGATCAAACTGCATGCCTGGAGGTAAAACACTAGGTGTGCCAAATTCGACTAGTTTGTTATTATCTAATTTTACTTCAAGTGTAGGCAGAACTGTTAGTACATATTCTGTACTTGACACAGTTTGTACGTTTACAATATTATAAACAGTAGTGCTTGCTCCTGTAATATAATCTCTTAACCAGAATTTGTTATTAATCTGCGGGACTCCAGTAGAACTTTTTATCCTTACAAGATTTTTACCAATTTTATTTTCATTAGGTGATGTAGTAAATGTTTTAGCACTAATAGTGGGATTTACTGGATCTAGTCTGTAAGTTATTTGTCCTAAATTAATTGATTCGTATGTATCTAATTTAAATGTTAGATAGTTGTTGGCACGTTTAATGCCAAGGTTGTTAGGAGTTACCCATATAGGAGCTCTTACGTAAGTTCCGTCTGTAGTAAATGTGCCATTGCCTGCACTGACTGCTACGTTATCTGCTCTAAAATAATCGTCGCCAACAACATATATTTTAAATTTTCTAGTTGACGAAGTATCGCCATCGGTAACGGTTACTAAAAATTCGTAGTATCTATTAAGTTTTTTTGGTATTAACGAATCGGTACTATAATCAAATAATGTAGTTTCGTATAAAAAACTATCAAACCCGTTACTAGATCTATAACCAAAATCGTAAGCTACATTATCAAAGTAACTTGCATCATAAGATCCGTTACCAGCAGTTTCTGGGATAGCTAATGCTGGCTGTACCCAACCTACTATCCTACCTGTTTTTGTTAGTATTAATCCTGGCGGTAATTGACCGCCTCCTTTAGGCTGGAAAAAACTAAGTTTTTGGCCAGCAGCAGTATCAAAGTCTGTTACCTGTAGTTGAAAATCTATGTAGCTACTATCAAGAACAAAATATCGATCGTTGGGACCTACTGGAAGTGATCCTGCTTGTGTATCCCACCTAGGTTCATCAGATCCCTCTATAGTCCAGTAAAACGTCCTATCGGCTATTTGACTGTCGTAAGTGGCTCTAATAACAAATTTAAAATCAGTAGTTCTAGGCACTTCAAATGGCGTACCAACAATCATATCGTTTTCTAATCTTAGTCCTTCAGGTAATTTGCCTGATATAACTTTAAAGTCAAGATTAGTACTGTCATCAAAACCGCTACTATAAGACACTGGTAATTGTTGATTAACAATTGTGCGTTCTTGAATGGTGCCAAATCGATAGCCAGAAGGTTGTGACCAAATTGTCAAAGCCATTAGTAAGTCCTTCTAATTCTTGTTCTAGGATAAACAGCACCAGTCTCCGGTCTTAAACTATTAGTTAAACTAGGAAATGCTAATCCAGTTGTTTGTCTTTCTATTTTATAATATAAAAATAAATTAGGTGCATTTTGTAAGTCTTGTCCATCTGCAGGCCCACCGTTGGATTCAGTTAGTTGATTTGATCTAGCAATAGCTTGTATATACTGCTTTGCTTGATATTGATTCCAGTGAGGATATTTTTCTAATGCACAAGCTATCACACCGCAAACTTGCGGACTTGCCATACTAGTACCAGACAATTTACCAACTAGGCCAGTGCCTCGAGAATCGCTTACACCACCGGTATACGAACTTATAATGTAAGTGCCTGGTGCCCATATGTCCACACCAGGTCCGCAATCACTGTAAACTACTTTTTGGTCTGTGGATCTTGTGTCAACAGATCCTACACATATAGCAGGTAATTCAAAAGTTCCATCTGCCGCAGTATCGTTTGCCGTAGGACTAGTGCCTCTCATGTAATAGTATACTTGACCAGGATATCGTGTCCCCATTTCAAATGTGTTATCCCAGTCTAATCCGCCAGGCAAATCGTGCTTCCAACGTCCGTTTCCTGCCGCACCTACTTGTATAATTCCTTCTGCATAAGCATCTTCAAGGTCAGTGTCTAATGCAGTAACACGTACTGGAATACGTTGTCCTGAAATAAAACCCCACGAATTAAGCTGGTTAGTAGTAAAGCCGCTACCAGTTGTTTTTCTATTGTTTACACCTAGTTGAAGATCAATTTGCGTGGGGTTGTTTTCGTAGAAGACCCATTCACATACCATGCCCGGGCTACCTAATATGCCAGTTGTTGACGCATTGCCTTCTGTACGAACTCGATAAGTTCTATTTGGTGCAGATCCCTCTGTTCCGTAATAAATTCTTTGTATAGAGTTATCAGCACATGACCACATGATCTTTGGTAAATTAGGATTAGAAGGCCCCAACCCAGTATAATTAAAAGATCCACCACCAAATGTAAGATAATGATTAGTGCTTACATAAATTGTGCTATAAGAATTGCCTAAGTATTCAATTGAAAAAGGCAAATTTAATGTCCAAAATGCATCGTCGTTTGGGTTAGTTGTATTTCCTGCGATGTCAGTTGGTGTAGTTGACGCTGTTAACGATGCTGGTCCTAGTAAACTATTTGTAATACTAGTAACACTCGCACTAGCTGGCGAACTTTCTGTTTTAACAGTTAAACTCATAGCTGTAGCAAATTGTGCCACAGGATCATCTGCTTGACTAATTGTATTGAATATAATAGTATATACTTCGTTATTTGTTAAGCTGTATGTTTCTCGAATATCAATCTCTATAGTTCCGCCATTAGTATCGCTCACTGGTCCAGCAGAAAATCTAGTAACTTCAGTACTACTGCTGTCGTAAATTATTATTTCACCTTCTAAACTAATTACACCTGAAATAGCATCTACTGCAACATTGTGTATTAGATCTAGATCTGCAGGACCGTCAACGGTAATAGTATATGTACCGTCTGGTTCTGATAACTGTGTCAAATATGCTTGTTGGCCTGTTTGACTCCAACTAGCTGGTTTATTTACAATAAATCCAGACGGGGGTGTATATGGGCCTGCCGTTGAAATTCTATTACCAAAGTTTTCTTCACCTAGTAAAGTAGCTAATCTTTGATTAGAAGTACATACTCCGCTGTAACCAGTATAGGTTGTAGCACCAGTTTCTGGTGTGTATCTAATACCTCTATATGTTACAGCCGTAATGTCCGAAAATGACCATTCAGACGGAAATATACTCATGCCCCAACTGTTGTTAACAATAGTAGGATTTTTTCTACCAGTAGATAGATTTACTGATTTTGTTCTGTGGAACTCTCTAACATAATCCATTACATACGGAAAGGTGTAATTACTGTCGTCACCGGCTGCATAATAAATGTTATAGATGTTAGCAGCTCGAGCCCAACCTTGAGTGTTGCCCGCTACTGTGCCTGCCACGTGAGTAGAGTGGCCTCCTGTACCGTAAGAATAAGTTCCCGGCGATGTACCTTTAACTGCTAAGTTGTGCTGGAACCAGTTATATTGAACAGCTCTTGAACCACCAGTTCCGTCTGCGTTTACAGCATATTCAGGATGGTTCCACACTATACCATTTTCGTCACAGATTACAACGTCAACATTTCGACCTATTTGACTTAGAGTAATTGTTCCGGTTTGACTAGCAGTTCCTGTACCACCGCCTTCATAGCCAGTACCGCCCCATCCTGATCGTTGTACTCCTTCGATGCAACGAAGCAGTGCCCAATTACGCATGGTATTACTGGTAGAACCTGATTTATCCCAACCACTAGATGTTTGTTGAATTGATGCTGTAGTTTCATCTATACTGTTTTCAAACTGTTCTTCTGATACAGTAATGTCTTCTTCTTCGTATAACAACCCTGGATTAATACCTTTAAGATGTGGAGCTAGTTCAACACTTAATATTCTTGGATCTTTGGCTAATTCTAATGCTTCCCATTCTGCTAGAAGATAATGAGTATTCCTACTTAATGGTTTACGATGTACACAATGGACAGATCTTTCTAAGTCCGCAGTAGGAGGTGTTTTTCCAACAGATTCTAACTCATCATAGATTACATCTAAATCTGCAAAATTTTTTACAGTGACAATGTATTCTTGTTTTCGAATGTAATCTACAATACTCATATTAAGCCTCTAGTTGAATTAATGTTAAAGTAACAGTAATAATAGCAGTTGATCCTGATTTGTTTGTAACAGCACATGGGATGTTTGTATTTGCTGGACTTTCGTTACTCCATCCAAATACTCCAGGACTCATTAATATAGTTTGTCCTCCGGTTGTAACAACTTCAGCTAAAACTCCTGCACCAGGTGCAGGATCTACACCTTCAGTTCGCACTGCGTCTGCCGTTCTAGCAGCGTCAGACACATATAATCTTACCCAAGCTGCATGACTGGTTTCAATTTTTAACAATGAATAAGTTTTAAATCCTGTTATAAGAATAGGAACAGTGCCACCATTAGCCACGCTAGTAGTAGATGCCTGGGCTGTAGTTCTTACAGCTGATCCAGGAGCATTGCCCCATGATAACGAACCTGCTCCGTCAGTAGTTAAAAACTGTCCTGTTGTACCTAATGAAGCAGGCCAGCCTGATCCATCAATGTAAACTCGACCGTTTGAGTTAGCTGTAATAAACAAATTAGCATTAGAGTTAACTGTGCTTAAACCACTATTACTCAATCGAACATCACCGATGTCAATAGTATTACCATTTTGTACAGCTATGCTAGTGCTAGTCAATCCACCTAATTTATCAACTTTTACTGTACCGTCTTTTACTAATTCTAATCTTGTTCTTACACCAGCTTGACCTGTTGTGATGCCGTCGTGCAAGAAAAATCTAATTCTACCAGGAACTCTTCCGGTAGTTACGGCGCCGTCTATTGATACAGTCATTGCTGCTGCTGTAAATGCCGTAGTGCCATCATGACCTAAAAATGTCATGTCAATAATATCGTCTCCGTTGACAGTAGCAGTTTGTGCTGTGCCGGTGCCTCGGGTTCTTAAAAATTGAAAATTACTAGAATCTACAGTTGAATGATGCTGAGCATAGGTAAATCCTGACGATTGAAATGCATTTTGTAGTATAGTTAAATTACCGTTTAACCCTAGTGCATTACTACCTATAGTTACAAGAGACCCTAAAGTAACAGTTCCAGTACCGTCTGCAACAACAGTAACATTGCCGTTTGATGTTGATAATATAGCAAAACTATTAACATCTAAATTGCCGCCTAATTGAGGCGTAGTATCGTTCACAATGTCAGTTATTCCACCACCGCCACCTGAAATAATGTTTCCTCCAGCTGTAGTTCCGTCACCGACATATACTAACTTTGTATCTGTTGTATATAAGAGCTCACCAGCAGCTGGTGTTATACCTGTTCTTTGTGCCGCTGTGCCTCTACGAATTTGTAATGCCATTCTGTTCTCCTAAACCTTTAAAATGTTCCGCCGTCTATGGTAAATGATGCTGGCGAAGTAAATGTACCAACGTCTACTCCTACTTGATCGAGTAAGTAACTAATAGGGTTTTCGTATGTTTGTTGAAATTCGCCTAGATCAAAAACATCACTTACACCTGACGAATTAATAGTAACTTGGCCTAACCCGTTAGTTGGACTTATTGTTACGTTAGTTCCTGCTATGATTCTGCTTACACCTGCTGCAATAGTCTGCGGAGTCCATGCAGTCCCGCTCCATGCAAGCGCCTGCCCGTTTGTCGGTGCAATTGTCACTGTGTCAACATCGGCTAACGCATTGATACTTGATGTTGTGTAAACACCATTAGTTACAGTATCTGCATTTCCTGTAACATTACCTGTAACATTACCTGTAACATTACCTGTAACATTACCTGTAACATTACCTATTAAGTTAGCAGTTATTGTGCTTTGTGTATTAACTGTAATTGTATTATTAGCTAGACTTAAGGTAAGATTAGATCCTACTGCAATACTTCTAAAATTAAACAAATTACCTAGGCCAGGGTCGTCAACTTTGCTAGCAAACACCCCAGTGCCAGTTCCTAAGTTTGCAGCGTTAACAGCAACAATAGTGTCTAATTCTGTAAAATTAGCATTAACTTTATTAAAAGCCGTGCGTAAATCGTCGCCTGTGCTGTCGTTAGCGTAAGTACCCAAGTTAACTAATTGAATTGCCATAATCCACTCTCTTTAGTATATTTACCGTTTACCAAGTGTCTGCACTCCAGGCCACACGCTTCCAAATATTTCCACCAGACACATAATCTGTGCTGGTAAACGTTAATGGTAATACTGCGTTATAAGCCAAGCCGCCCGTGTTCACATAGGTATAGTCGGCATCACTAGACACAGTTATTACTGTGCTGGTCGCCCCACCATTAGCATCTGATATAATGTCACCTACTGTGATCTGTAGAGTGTCAGCAGTTTTGGTCAGTTGGAATGCGTTGGTGTTGAGTGATCCTCTTCCAAGATAGTCTGCTCCTGTGACCTGATGACCCACTTGATTGTAGTTAGCAGTACAGTAATAGATATAGTTGCTATCAAATGCTACTTGCCCTTCGACGTCACCTACAGCACCTGTACTATGTGTAGGTACAGCAGTTTCGCCAACAATTAATTTTTGTGAAATAACTTGTACAAACCCACCTCTAGTGTCACCTAATACTACACCCCCAAGCATTCCTGCTGTGGGATGATTGCTACCAATGTATACACTATAGCCGCCGTCGTAATCTGCGTCTAAATTAAGATGATCTATGG